CGAGCACGAGCTATTTCCATTAGCGCCTCCCATACGGCGACCCTTTGTTGGGTTTGCGGGAATCGGTTGCCCACTAAATCCTTCACCTGACAATCACCGATAAAAATTCCGTTAATTACAGCACGGAATTTCTGGGAATTATTCAGGCCTTCAATAATTACTTTGGTTCTCAATCTAAACTCCAAGGTTTCATTACACACACAATTGCAACAACAGCGGCCACACAGCCGAGAATTTCGAAAACTATCACTTGGTATATCCTCTTGCATATTTCGGGACCATTGCAACACGCTTCGAAATTTTCACTTTTTTATAATCACAATCGAGGAAGGTTTCGGCAGCCATCGCAAACTCGGCTTCTTTTTCAAGCTTCGCAATTTTCGCCATAATCTCAGCATAGGTCGGAACAGGCATCGAAGCAGCAGGATTCTTACGCTTCAGAATATCAGCCGGGGACACTTTTTTGACCTGGCTCATGGAAGTAATAAACAATTTAATATCCTTTTCTATCGTCAACACACCAATTCTATCAAAGGATGCGGCATTTGTCAAGAGGTCGGATGGGGCTGGTGCAAAAAAACAACAGTCCGGAGGCGAGTCCTGGTCTATGTGAGTGAGTACTTACTTACCAGTCGGAGGCTTCAGTATAACCGTCAGGTACGCTGCGGTCAAGGTCTGGAATATCGATAGTATAATCTTCGGCCGTCAGAGAGGCCAGAGAGGTGCCAAATTGTTTCTGCTTGGCAACGGCTTCGGGAGTTTTATTATATTCTGCTGCAACCTTTCGCATATTCTCTGAGACCTTCTGCGAGTATTCTGGTCTATCACGGTTCGCACAAGACTGGCCGCAATATGGGCCACGTTTTCGGTGCAGCTTCTTACAGAATTTACAGTTTTTTTCTTTATATTGGCCCATTCTTCACACAGGTTTTTCATGGTTTCCGATACTATTCGGTTGCTGCTCTTACTTATACCTAGGTTTTAAACTCTTTTTCTCATAGGTATTTCGATATTCTAATTCTTCCTTAAATATCACTTGTTGGCCTCTGTCCATATAGTTTACACAAGCCCACTCAATATAATGGTCGGGTAATTCAGATACGGTACGGCCTTTATACTTACCCCATGCCATCTTGGTCATTCTACGGTTTACATGGTCTTTATTCATTCTCCCTCCATTCCTTTCTCATGGTCTTATACTGTAGATTCTCTGCAGCTTTTCTACGGTATTCTAAAAAGATTGTAGCGGATTCTGCATAGTGGCAGGTGGCATGGTCTTTCTCTTGCGGTTTGATAGATCGGTCAGAATTATACTTTTTTCCTGAGTGATGGTTGGCATATCTTCTGGATCTTGTAAATCCCATTTCTAAGAATTTACGGCACATATCGGCACCAATAAAATCGTTTTTGGAAATAAAAGACAGGAACATTGTATAGATTTTCTTGGCGGATTTGGTGGCTTCGTTTGGTGTTTTAAATCTCCAATATTGGCAGATTTCGTTAGTGTATGGTCGGACTAATAAAACACCTTGCTCACCACGGCCTATACGATAATATGGCCTGGTTTTGGAATCGGTGAAGTCTAAGTCGGTGTATGGCAGGTTATAATCAAATTCTTTCATTACAGAAATACATCATTGATCTGGCGATTGACACGAATAAAGGTTGTGCATTTTGGCAATTGTTTTAAACTTGGCGCACCGACATAGGTACAGGTTGACCTTAGGCCGCCAAGTAAATCTCTGACGGTATTTTGAATTGGTCCTTTATATGGTATCTCTACAGTACGGCCTTCGGAGCTTCGATACTCGGCCACACCGCCATGGTGTTTTTCCATTGCAGTATCAGAACTCATACCATAGAATGTTACTTTACCATTTTCGATATGACCACCGCCTTCATCATGGCCTGCAAACATACCACCCACCATTACAAAGTCAGCACCACCACCAAAGGCTTTAGCAACGTCACCAGGACAAGTACAGCCGCCGTCAGCAATAATATGCCCGCCAAGGCCGTGAGCAGCGTCAGCACATTCGATAATGGCCGATAATTGAGGATATCCGACTCCAGTTTGGATACGAGTAGTACAAACACTACCAGGCCCAATACCAACTTTAATAATATCTGCTCCACGTAAAATTAACTCCTGTGTCATATCTGCGGTAACAACATTACCTGCAATAATTGTTTTATTGGAAAAGTTTTTTCGGACTCTTTCAACAAAGTCACCAAAATGCTCTGAATAACCGTTTGCAATATCAATACAAATAAACTGTATTTGTGGTTGAGACTGCATTATAATTTCAAGGCGACCAAATTCATTCTCGCTCGTCCCTGTTGATACAGCAAAGGTGTTTGCATCAAGATCAGGACAATTTATATTGTGATCGCCAATGCTATAGGCCTTGACCAATACAGTAAACAGTTTATGGAAGGCAAGAGCTTTAGCCATATTCCATGTACCAACACCATCCATATTTGCGGCCATGATTGGTATGCCAGACCAGGTTTGTTTACTATGGCGAAAGGTGTAGGTTCTTTCTAAATTTACTTCTTTGCGACTACTGAGTGTGGATCGTTTTGGTCTTATCAATACATCACGAAAATCTAATTTAATATCTTCTTCAATTCTCATAGTAAAGTCCTTTAAATTGCAAATTTCTCTTTGGCGTGTGATATAAGTGGTGGATAGTGGCCTCTGCGACAATCAAATTGGCGGCAGGCCTTTGGTCGAATGTCATAGATCGAGCATTTACCATCAATAAACATACCACAACCACCTTCCTTTTTACGATAAAGTGTAATGACAATATTGGCGGAAGGGTTTTCTTTTAACTGATGATCCGTTGGATTGACCAGACTGATTGGATATAATCCTGATGCAATTTCTTCTTGTGTCAGCATCGGTGCCAATAATTCACAGCATTTGGTACAGGTGCCACATGGTACATCGGATATCGGTTCATCAGAGGTAACCGCACTTAGAACCACAGGCATATTCGAATATCGATTCATTAAAAATCACTTTCTAGCAAAGTACGAGACTGTATATCAAAATGCCTTTCGATGGCATTTTTGGCATATTCTAATGAAATATATTGACCAAGATAATGCTCATTGGTAGGAGTTTTATATATCTTTGAGACCCATATATTGGTGTGCGATATATTGTGGACTTGGCCTACAATCAGGCCATCTTTGGTATTGTAATAATAGTAGCAACTAATATTGTTACCACCTTCTTTCCAATCATAATTTTTCATTCATTACGCCATTCACAAAATGTATTGTATTTTAATTTAGGGTTTTGTTTTATATAAACTTTCCATGCTTGGGTACAATCATTAATATTTACTCTTGGCCCTAAATCGGTTGTGACACCATTAATAACCAGAACAAGCACCCATGTTTTCAACATTTAATTGTTCCTTAACATATTGCAAGCCTTTATAGGCCAGAATTTCATCGGTCATACTATTAATAGATATTCGGATTCTATCACAATCTGTTGACAATAAAGGCAATATATGAGTTCGAATAAAGAATATTGCCTTATCACCAAGAGGTATGGTAACTTGCCTTTCGGCTCGATAATACATTTGATGTACCGTTTCATTTGACCACGGCTTCTTTACAGATGGCCTTTGGTTTAAATTCGGTGTATTTGATACAGTCCATACAGATCGCACAAATGGTCCTTTTTGTGTAATCATTGTGGCAATACTATCAGCCGCCGACATGATGAGTTTATTATCGGCCACAGGTTGGTGTATCTCAGCAAAGGTCTTATTAATCTTTTCTGCTGGATCCCAACCAGATGGAAAACACACAGATGCTATTTGCATGGATAATTTACCATCAGCATTTGGTGCCCATATCACAAAATCTTCTTGATATTTTTTGGTGGCCTCGCTGAAATCATTACACTTTAAATAATTCAAAATGTTTTCATGCAATTCTTCTGTTACATTGTTACCAAATATTGGCGAACATAATTTTTTCTTTTGATCAATGTAATCATCATATTGATCATCTTGATATGTTATGGGCTCGGAATCAGAAAGAGGCCTCATATTGGGCCTCATTCGGTATGGTACTTCAATGTCAAAAGGTATCACGGTGTTTGTTCCGTTTCTGTACCATTTGGTTTGAAATCCTTTAATACATTTTCTACACAATCTTCGGTCGATAAAATGTCCTGATAATCATTTGTATATGCGTCAGGATTTGGTAGATCACTATAATGATCCCAAGATGGTTTTTTAAATATCATATCCCAATTATTTTCAAATGTCTTGCGATCAACAGAAAATGGTCTTGGTGCTGAACCTTTTCCACCATCACTCATACTATCTCCTCGGCTTTGGTAGATTTGGTAATTTTTTCCATTCTTCTATCCATTTTTCATGCTCTTCTACTTTTCTTTGTACTTCAATCATTTTCTCTGTTTGTTTGTCATTCATGCGATCAATGCGGTCACGGTAATCATCTACCTTTTTATCAATTGAATTCAGTCTGGCTTCGGTAATCACCAAGCGTTCTTTAAAATAGTCTACATCGGCACCACGGGTGATATTAAACATAATGGACACGGAGGCAACGACAAAGGCGGCCAGAAGAAACATGGCCAACAAATTGATCTTTTCTGAATCGGTAAGAGATTTTATTTCGGTAATAAGAGATTTCATATTGGAAGTATAAATGATAAAAATCGTGTTGTCAAGTATTTAGATAGAATAAATAGGTAATTAATCAACCAAGAGGCAACCATGGCACTTACCAAGATTCAAGGTCAAAACATACAAGATTATGCAATTGATACCAATAAACTCTCAAATACTGCCGTGTCGGCTTTTGCTCAATCCCTTGCACCTAAAGTTACAACGGTAAATGTTGCCAATAGTGCCTATACCGTACTGGATGATACAGCAGTAAATATTGGCGGTGGTTATATTGTTGTAACGGGTTCAGACTTTCAATCTGGTGCGATTGTGTTGGTTGATACGACACAAGCCACTTCAACAACATTTGTCAATAGTACAACTCTCAGAGCAGAATTACCGGCTAAATCTGCCGCTTCTTACAATATCTATGTGGTAAATCCAGACGGTGGCACAGGTATTCGTGTCAATGGTGTGACATTTTCAGGGACACCAACGTGGGTTACTTCAAGCCCGCTATCAAATCAATTAGCAAATACTTCCTTTAATGTAAGTTTAAGTGCTACGAGTGCAACAAGTTATTCTAATACCACAGCATTACCAGCAGGAACACAATTATTATCGAATGGATATTTTTATGGTACAGTTACTATTGGTGCAGAGACAACATATAGCTTTACTGTGAGGGCTACAGACGCAGAAAATCAAGATGCAGACAAAACATTCAATGTTACGGTTACGGTTGCGCCACAGTATCAATTATGGTTATGGGGACGTAATAATTTTGGCCAGCTAGGATTTAATGATATAGTTGATAGATCCAGTCCAGTCCAAGTAGGATCTGGTACTAATTGGAATTTGGTGAGTATCGGAAGTTATAACACCATGGCTACCAAGACTGATGGTACTTTATGGACATGGGGATATAATATTCGTGGCCAACTAGGACTTGGAGATACAGTATATAGATCCAGTCCAGTACAAGTAGGATCTGGTACTAATTGGAATTTGGTGAATATTGGAGAATATAGCACCATAGCCACCAAAACTAATGGTACTTTATGGACATGGGGAGGTAATATTCGTGGCCAGCTAGGATTTAATGATATAGTACATAGATCCAGTCCAGTCCAAGTAGGATCTGGTACTAATTGGAATCTAGTGAGCATTGGAACCTCCTATAACACCATAGCCACCAAGACTGATGGTACTCTATGGACATGGGGAAGTAATCAACGAGGCCAGCTAGGATTTAATGATATAGTTGATAGATCCAGTCCAGTCCAAGTAGGATCTGGTACTAATTGGAATTTGGTGAGTATTGGAGCTTATAACACCATAGCCACTAAGACTGATGGTACACTATGGATATGGGGATATAATAATAATGGCCAGCTAGGACTTGGTAATATAGTTGATAGATCCAGTCCAGTCCAAGTAGGATCTGGCACCACATGGAGTGAGGTGAGTATTGGAGTTTATAACACTATAGCCACCAAGACTGATGGTACACTATGGATATGGGGACGTAATGATCACGGCCAGCTAGGACTTAATGATAGAGTATATAGATCCAGTCCAGTTCAAGTAGGATCTGGCACCACATGGAGTAAGGTGAGTATTGGATTTTATAACACCATAGCCACCAAGACCGATGGTACTTTATGGACATGGGGACGTAATAATCGTGGCCAGCTAGGATTTAATGATATAGTAAATAGATCCAGTCCAGTCCAAATAGGATCTGGTACCACATGGAGCAAGGTGAGTATTGGAAAATACAACACCATAGCCACCAGAACCGCATAAAATCATGCCACTTACCAAAATACAACCCCAAAACATACAAGATTATGCCATTGGTACGACTAAACTATCCAATACTGCCACCGTAGCCTTTACACAAACATTGGCACCTAAAATTACTTCTGTCAATGTTGCTAATTCTTCTTATACAATATTAGATGATACTGCCGTAGATACTGCTGGTGGTTACATTGTGATTAATGGGTCAGAGTTTCAATCTGGTGCCACAGTATTCATTGACACTACACAGGCCACGGCAGTTAGTTATGTGAATTCAACAACATTAAGAGCACAAGTACCTGCTAGATCAGCTGCATCATATAATCTTTATGTAATTAATCCAGATGGTGGATTTGGTATTCGTGTAAATGGTGTAACATATTCTACATCACCAACATGGGTTACAGGCAGCACTTTATCAAATCAATCAGCCAATGTATCCTTTAATGTATCATTGAGTGCTACTGGTGCCACAACATATTCCAATACTACAGCATTACCAGCTGGTACACAATTACTCAGCAATGGATATTTTTATGGTACTGTAACGATTGGTGCTGAGACAACATATAGCTTTACTGTAAGAGCCTCTGATGCTGAATTGCAAGATTCTGATAGGACATTTAATGTTACGGTTACGGTTGCGCCACAGTATCAATTATGGACTTGGGGATCAAACGGTAGTGTGGGAAAATTAGGAATAAGTATAAATGATGGATTTAGATCCAGCCCAGTTCAAGTTGCTGGTAATGATTGGAGTGAAATAAACACTTTTGATTATCAATCTGGATCAATAAAAACAGATGGAACTTTATGGACATGGGGAAATAATAGCTTTGGTAATCTAGGACTTAATGACATGATTAATAGATCCAGTCCAGTCCAAGTAGGAACTGGTACTAATTGGAGCAAAATTAGTATCGATAATGCAATGTTTGCTATCAAAACAAATGGTACTTTATGGTCTTGGGGAGATAATAATTATGGCCAGCTAGGACTTGGAGATCAAATTAATAAATCTAGTCCAACACAAGTTGGCTCTGCTACTAATTGGAATATTATTAAAGAAAGATATGGTGATGCAATTGCTCAAAAAACTGACGGTACTTTGTGGACGTGGGGATCTAATCTTAGAGGAAACTTAGGACTCAATCAAACAACTGCTAGATCTAGCCCAACTCAAATAGGATCTTCTACAGATTGGAATTTGGTTGATATAGGATATCGATCAAGTGGGGCTACTAAAACAAATGGTACTCTGTGGACATGGGGAGTTAATACTAATGGTTCATTAGGACTTGGAAACGCAATTGATAGATCCAGTCCAGTCCAAGTAGGAACTTCTACTAATTGGAATCTGGTGAGTGTTGGTGTCTACAGCCCCGCAGCCACCAAAACAGATGGTACTCTATGGCAATGGGGTAGAAATAATGCTGGCCAGCTAGGATTTAATGATATAGTAAATAGATCCAGTCCAGTTCAAGTAGGAACTGGTACTGATTGGAATAAAATTAGTAGTGGTCTATATTTTACGTTAGCGACAAAAAATAATAATACATTATGGGCATGGGGAAGTAATAGTGGAGGAGAATTAGGCCTTAACGACAGAACTCCTAGATCTAGTCCAGTACAGTTGGATTCTAGTAAGTGGATTTCAATAAATGCTGGATACCAGAACACTATGGCTATCAAACAAGCATAACAGAGAACAAATATGTCACTTACACGAATAACATCAGATTTTAAATCTCCAACTCTAAATGAGGATCTAAGTCGCAAATATAGTTAATGAATTTTACTGCATCATCTTCATTGTCGAAATAACGAATAATGGTCTGACCAGTAAATGGTGAAATTAAGAATAAAAGAATATTGTGAGAATGGTAGGTGGAAAACTTAATCCACCAACCATTTCTATTGACAGGCAACCAAGAACGAGTATTATTTGCTATTTGCAGATACCGTTGAAAGTTGTTTTCCTGCTTTTGTAATTGCTTCTTTTGCATATTCCGTGCCTTTATTTACAGCATCTGCTGCACTCACAGTATATGTATAAAAGAATTTGTCTGTAACAGTATTAAAAAACTTCAAAGTCTCTTTAAATACCGAGTTCTGATAGTCGATGGTTTGAATGGCCACATCAGTAGATTTGGCAACGATTTCATCGATTTGTGGTACTTTAGCGTTTTTAAAATAGTCAAACATGTGAATCTCCTTTAGACGATTGATTGAGTTTATTCCATAAATCTACGGGTTTTTTTATAATATTCGGCACGCTTCATTTGGCCTTCAATCATAGAATCCCACAGCATTTGTAGAAAAGATTTAAATTTCAATAACATTGTAACCTCCTTAAGCATTACAATATTATTTAGTATATTTTATGTTGCAACCGCACATTTTTGTGGCAAAGATGATGTAATTCTACCAGATGATAAATAAATGTGGTAATCTTGGTATTGGCGTACCAAGAAACCCGGTCGGATCAGGCTGTCCCACATAACTATCTATATCAGTCGGAGATAACTATGAATTGTCTAATTTGTAATAAACCCATTTTTCGCAAAAACAAAAAAGCTTGTTCGCCTTCACATGAAAAAATTATTGCTGCCAAAATTGGCGCAGGTTATTTTCACGAACATAGAAACAAACAAAAACCACTATGGCGTGACATTAATAAAATAAGCGAAATCTATGATGAATGTAGAAGAATAACAGAACAAACAGGAACTCCACATCATGTGGATCACATAATACCCTTACGTGGTAAAAATGTCTCTGGATTGCACGTACATCAAAATTTGAGAATTATTTCATCAGATGAAAATCAAAGAAAAAATAATAAATTTTTACCTGAATTATTGTGAAATGAAGCTGAAAATATTATAAGTATCGGTGTCCGGTTTGAAATTAAGATGCTTTAGCTTTAAGGTGGTCCTTCCGAATCCTACAGGACACCCACTCATTATAGTATGAATCATTCATCAGAGCGTGGCGGTTGAAAATCTCAAAAGTTTCCCAATAAGAACACTCACTACGACTTTTACAGAGGTGTAAAATCTCTCTAGTGTATTGATCTGCACCTTTTTCTTTTACTTCCTCTTGTAATTTCTTATTACTTCCCCAATAGTTTTCCCAATCAGAGGCGACACGAATTCTTTTCTTTTTACCTTTTACTTGTTTAGTTTTAGATTTAGTAAAGAATTTCTTGCCAATATACTTTCGGCCAGTTTTGTTGTGAGTGATGAGATAGACAAAGCCAAAGAACCCTTCGGTTTCTTCGGCTGTTATCTCATTGATGGTATTATGAAAGTACCAGGTCATTCATCATCATCAACTTCTTCATGTTCCGTAATATATTCTGCACAAAACGGACAATGGAGTGGATCAGTTTCAGTCTGATCCTCATCGTATTTAATCGTAAACTCAGAACCACAATTATCGCATATATGATGTAGATTTGTCATATTAACACCATGAAGATTTCTTTTCACCAAAATAAGGTCTTGCGTGGCCATTGGCGATTAGTAATTGCGATAAACGCTGACCATTAATAACCACATCACCAAGCACACGGCCGCCATATTTATCATGGTCTTTTAATTCAATCAATACTTGTTGGCCAGATTGATATGCACGATTCAATACATCTTTGGTAAATTGTGTGGCTCTCTGTGCAGCTTCATTTTCTTTTGGACATAATGCACGATGGCCTTTTTCTGGTGTATCAACGCCTAATACACGAATTGATAATTTCTTTGGTAATGGATCAGGCATAAATGGTACATTAAATTCTACGGTATCACCATCAATAACACGGGTGATTTGCCAATTATATGGATTGGCCATGGCGGTTGAACCCATCATAACAAGAATTGTAAATAATAGTTTTTTCATTTCTCTCCCTTACAAATTAAATTTTTATCACATTTTTCCATTGTGCCATCTTGTGTATTCATGCGTATAATAGTACCTTCTGAATCAATATTGAAGGTGTATTTGGCATTGTTTACCTGAGGCATCATTACTTGATAACCTAATAACAAAGTCATAATTAAAGTTAAACCAAACATTGTGAATTCTTTTTCTTATAATCTTCTATGGCCGCTTTGATTGCATCTTCAGCCAAAATTGAACAATGTATTTTGACTGGAGGGAGCGCCAGCTCTTCGGCGATTTGAGTATTCTTAATAGTTGATGCCTCATCAAGAGTTTTACCCTTGACCCATTCCGTGACAAGAGAACTGCTTGCAATTGCGGAGCCGCAGCCATATGTCTTAAACTTCGCATCAGTAATAATTCCTTCATCATTCACCTTTATCTGCAATTTCATTACATCGCCACAGGCTGGAGCACCAACCATACCTGTACCAATTTTCGTTAAATCTTCTGTTTTTGCAAAAGATCCTACATTTCTAGGATTTTCATAATGGTCTATTACTTGAGCTGAATATGCCATTTTTAAACTCCAAAAGATGAACCACAACCACACTTGGTTGTTACATTAGGATTTTCCATAACAAATTGTTCACCGCCTAATTCTTTTTTATATTTAACTGTTGTGCCTTGCAAATATTGTGATGACATACTATCAACTAATAATTTTATATCATCTTTCACATCAAAAACAAAATCATCTTCATTGATGGCATTGTCCCAAGTAAAACCATATTGAAAACCAGAACAACCGCCACCTTGAACAAATATGCGAAGGCCTTTTACTTCAGGATCATTTTCTTCTACATATAACTCTGCAATTTTGTTTATTGCTGTTTGATCTATTGTGATCATGCTGCTTTGCCCCATACATCTTCCCAATCACCAGACAATGCACCTTTTGCATAATCAGTTACACGATTCTCAAAGAAATTGCCGTGAATTGGACTGTTAATCATTTCTTCAACCCATGGTAGTGGGTTCTTTTTAACTTTAAAAATACCTTTCATACCAAGGCTAATTAGTCTACGATCAGCAATATATCGAATGTATTGTTTCACTTCATCTGATGTTAGATTTTGCATTGGTCCCATATCAAATGCAAGGTCAATGAATTTATCTTCTAATTCAACCATTTTACCTGCAATAGTATATATCTGACCTTTTAACTCATCATTCCAAATCTCTTTGTTTTCTTCAATATAGGTTCTAAACAACTTAATCATTGATTCTGTGTGCATGGTTTCATCAACAATTGACCATGTAACAATCTGTCCCATGCCTTTCATTTTACCATGTCGTGGAAAATTCAATAACATAATAAAAGAACTAAACAACTGCATACCTTCTGTAAATGCAGAGAATACGGCAATATGTTTGGCTGTGTTTTCTTTACTTGAATTTTGATTAGAAATATCTAGAATGTATTCGTGTTTTTGTTTCATTGCATCATATTCAAGAAACTGATTGTACATAGTTTCTGGCAAGCCAAGAGTTTCAATTAAGTGTGAATATGCAGCCACATGTAATGCTTCACGAGCCGCAAAGCCAAGAAGCATCATACGAACTTCTGGTTGTGCAAAATAAGGTAAATAGTTTTTAACATAGCCACCAGCAACATCTATATCGCCTTGTGTGAAGAATCGAAAAATGTGTGTAAGAAACTGTTTTTCTTCTTTTGTAAGTTTATTTTTCCAATCTTTTACATCTTCAAGCATAGGCACTTCTGTATGCAACCAATGAATCTGTTCATGTTTTAACCATGCTTCATATGCCCATGGATAATAAAAAGGTTTGAATGAATTTCTTTCTTCTGTTATGTTATGTTTTCTCTTTACCATACTTATTCTCTCTTATAAATTTTTTTGCGATTGATAACGATGACGAAACAACCATGTGCATATCCATGTAGGTATAAAGGCCGCATCGGCCAATGAATGTCACCTTATCATTTTGTATGTCTTTATATTTTTTGTATAACAATTTCGTATTTTCAGTCATCACGGGATAATACTTTTCACCTGTTTCTTTATAGTCGCATGGTTCTTCATATGTAACGGTACTGTAATTCATATTCTCACCATGCATTGGTATTTTTTTCCATTCTGTAACTCTTGTAAATCGACCATCATCTGTAAAATTTACTGTTGTACAAGGCAGTATTTCATCTATGGGTACTGTTATCGTATGAAAATGTATTGATCGATATGGCAATTCGCCATAGCAATAATCATAATATTCATCTATGGCCATCGAATTAAAGATATGATCATATTCATTTTCCATAGATTTATGATAATCACGATTTAAAAATACATTTACACCATCTAATATATTTTCAAACATTTTTGTGTAGCCTTCAACAGGCATATATTGATATTTGTCAGTAAAACAACGATTATCTGATGTATCTCTTGGTTTTACTCTATCAAATACATCTTTACTTATTTCATCGTAATATTGTCCCCACATTTTGCGTGAGTACGGTTCAAAAAATGTTTTAAAAACATCTTCTTTATTTACGACCAATAAAGTATTTCTATTTACTGGAAATGGTACAAATGCACCACTTTTTAATTTAGCTTTTATTTCGTGTTCATATGGTATCCAATCAGTAAATTTAGATAACCATTTAAATACTTCTTCATTGTTAGTATGAAACAAATGAGGGCCATACTTATGCACACGAATACCAAAATCATTTTCAAAATCGTAAGCATTACCTGCTATATGTGGCCGGCGATCAATCACATCTACATAAAATCCAGCATCATGTAATTCTCTGGCCACTACGGCGCCAGCATAACCTGCACCAACAACTAGTATGCGTTTTTGTTCCATAATTCTTGAAAATCGTTACAGAAAAATGAAATATCTTCTTTTGTACTTACATGTATTGCTAAAGTTTTCATGGGCATCAACATAGCTACATCAGGTTTTGTCCATACATTTGATAGACTGGTGCCTTCCCATTTACCATCTATCTCACCTATCTCCATCAATTTATTAAATTCTTCTTTATATTTTGTAATGACAGATTTCTTTATCATAAACGATTCGTGTGTGAACCATGTGGTACGATAGTATCTGTCTGGTCCTGGTGATACAATACATGGTCTGATGTAAGTATCATTAAATAAGTTTTTAGGATGAAAATATAATTGCACAAAATCTTGTGGAAATATGCCAATTTCTGTTTTCATATCAAATGATTGAAAGTAATACCATGCTTCAACCATCTTTCTTATCGAATCATTATAATGTAAATAATCATCCTCTACAATATAAACTAATTCATCTTCAGGTAAAGTATCAATGTAGTCATATGCCACTTTTACTGAATATCGTGACTTTTGTTTACCATTTAGACCTGTTTGATCCCTCTCAGGTAAAAAATTAAATGTTGCTGTTGGTGCAACTTCTTTTATTTTATCTTTAGTACATTCACTTGAATTATCATCTATGATATGTAATGAATATTTACCATATGATTCTAAAGAATTTACTAAAGAAATTAAACAACGAATAATACATTCATCTTTGGCCACTATTCTATCAGTCGCCAAAGAAACTCTATCGCATGTTCTTAATACAACATTAACCTTCACAAGCCAAACACACTTCTTCTGTCGCTAATTGTTTTAAATCAATCTCTTGTATTACTTCACGCTCAATTTTTTTAGCAACTTTATCAGCTTTGGCCAATTTTTCTGAACGACAATAATAAAGAGTTTTCAATCCTTGTTTCCATGCCTGAAAATGTACAGCATGTAAGTATTTTACATTAACATCTGGTCTAAAAAACAAATTGACAGACTGCGCTTGGTCAATGTAACTTTGTCTGTGAGCTGCATGGTCCACGACCCATCTTTGGTCAATTTCCATACTGGTTTTATACACATCTTTTGTCCACTCATCAAGAAACTCAAGGTGTTGAACGGACCCATCATTGGCGATGATAGACGACCAGATTTCGCTGTAATCAAGATTTTTGTCTGCATCACATTTCTCCTTGATGATTTTATCCAAATAACGGTTTTTGTTTAGAAAGGCACCACTTAATGTATCTTGTCGATATGCATTTGCTCTAAAAGGTTCAATACTTGGTGATGTATTGCCCATTATGATTGAAGAAGAAGCGTTAGGAGCAATGGCAAGCATATGACTAAACCTGCGACCAGTACCAACGGCATCGGGAGCCTCTCCCCGTTTGGCACCCAACGAAAGATTGGCAGCATCTAATTTCTCCTTAATATGTTTAAACATTTTATTGTTGGCACTTGTGGCCAAAGCAGATTCCCAAGCAATATTGTTTCGCTGCAAATAAGCATGGAACCCAAGAGCACCAATACCAATAGAACGCTCTCTGCTGGCACTATACTTTGCACGAGCGATAGAAGAAGGAGCATTGTCAATAAAGTACTGAAGAACATTATCAAGCATTTCAGCAACATCGTGCAAAAAGTTTGGATCGTTTTTCCATTCATCGTAATACTCCAAATTAACTGATGATAAACAACAGACAGCTGTACGCTCTTTATCTGTTGGTAAAATAATTTCACTACACAAATTACTTTGTTTAATTGATAGACCAAGTTTCTTTTGAAACTCTGGCATTAAACGATTACTTGTATCAATAAAATGCAAATAAGGTTCACCTGTTTGCATACGAATTTCTAATATACGCTGCCACAATTCACGAGCCGATACTGTATCACGAACCTCACCACTATGAGGATCTTTTAAATGCCATGTATCATCAGCATGTGGATCTAACATACATTTTTCAATTAGATGCATGAAATCATCTGTAACATTAATGCCATGATGCAAGTTCAAGCAACGCATATTCTGGTCGCCTGTTGGTTTCCTCATTTCTAAAAAAATGAGAATATCAGGATGACTAATATCAAGATAAGCAGCGTAAGAACCACGCCTAGTTCTGCCCTGCCTGTAAGCGAGAGAAGAAGCATCATAGGTACGCAAATGAGGCATAACACCAACCGACTTATCATCAGCAGAGCGAATTCCAATTCCAATTCCAACCCCTCCTCCTAGCATTGAGAGCCAATTTACTTCCGCCAGACAATCGACAAGGCCTTCTGCGGAATCATCAAGATACGGGAGAAAACATGAAATAGGCAGACCACGCTTAGAGCGGCCAAAAGATAAAATGGGAGTAGAATAAGAAAGCCAATGTCGAGAAGAATACTCATAAAGCCTTTGCGAGTGTGCAGCATTCGTCCCAAAATGTTTAGATACATATGCAAACCTTTCTTGTGGTGAGTTTTCATCCTCACGCATATAACTCTCTTTTAATCTTTTGATACCTAATTCATCAAACAATGAATCTCTAGTGAAATCTACGGTGATGCCGTGAACAATATCAGACATGCAATACTCCAGTTATTATTATTTTGTTACGAATTCATTTGCCATGGGGAATACCGTGGCAATTATTTCTGCACATTTCTGTGCTATTTCTATATGTTCTTTTTGTGTGCCATTCGCTGAGCGAAGTTGTATGTAGTGTATCCATGATCTTAATGTGCCATTCATGTATAATCTCGAAATTGTAAGTCCTTCAGGCAATACAGCACGAGCTTGTTCTTTTGCTATACCATTATCTATGGCCCATTGATATGCAGTTTTTGCTTCACTTAATACACGATTCTGCATAATTCTCCATGAGTATTTTAATAATTCATCATCTGTTTCAACGGAGTTTTGACGATTCTTTTCATCTTGTAATCTTGCATCCCTTAAAACAAAATCTAAATCTTTAGTTGGGTCGGCGTAACGCTGAGAAAACTCTTGAAAACTAAATGAACGGTGACGAAGCATTTGTCTTGCAATATCTCTTGTGGTTTCTATTTCTAAACACATGTTCACCATTTCAAGTGGTGACCAATGCTGATGCTTAATAAGATAACGAATTAATTTCTCACTAGTTTCTTTGTTGGCTTGGTTGCTAGGATTTGATACTCTCGCACAAAAAGCAACCAATTCTGTTGTGTTCTCAGCGAAATGCATCGCTGGTTGTGTATAACTAATCAATTCAACTTTCATACTTTTTTCCAAAATGTAAACTTGGCTTGTGCCTCAAGACCTTTGAAGGAGTTACTACTTATAATACTTTGTATTTCTGTTTTTGTTTTTCCATTCATGATCATTTCATTTATATCTTTACCAATCAAATTATCTGGCCAAATTACTACAAAATGATCTAATTTGATTGCATTTTGCATCAATTTCATCACTTCTTTATTTCTTGGTTCATTGTCAAATATTAAAATCTTTTTACCTACTGAAATACTTTTTGCTGCAAGTGTAAGATTGGCATCACCGGAGGCAACACAATTATCAATAAACAATGAATCAAGTGGTCCTTCGACAATATAAACATCTTTTGATCGATTGACACGATCCATGCCAAATATCAATTTATCAGTAGATTCTTTTGTTCTTATAGTAACATATCTTAATGTTTTGTCACTCGTTACTAATGCACGGCCAGATACAGCAATCAATTCATTATACGCATCATAAAAAGGAATTACAAGTCGTGCATCATCAAGTAATTGTTTTCCGTGATTTGGTATGAGTGCATCAACAAATTGTTTATAATTTTGTGTAAATAACAATCTTTCATAATGTGATTTATCTATTTTTCTGTGCTTTAGATAATCAAGACAAAAGTGGCCTTCTGGCAGTTTATCACACCATTCTGCGTGTTCAAATGTTTTTGCCTTTTCAAGTTTATCGAACCTTGTTGGTGTAATGTTAAGAATTGTGTTTGCAAGTTTTGAATTATTGGTCTTACCCGATGTGTATCGTTCAAGAGAATACTCTTTGTACAAACTTTCATCTACATGCTTTATAAAATTACCAAGACTTAAACCTGCACCACAATTATGGCAGGTGTAAAACAAATCATTTAATTTACGATAAACATAACCACGAGCCTTTGTTTTATTTTTCTTACTGTCACCACAAATTGGACAGGAGAAATTCCAAAGGTAATCATTCTTCTGCTTGAAATTACGCAGACGAAATGACATTAGACGGACATATTTAGAATCAACTGATAACATAATAAAGAGTATAACAAAAAACTACAACAAAAACAAGTCTATTTGAAAAGTGTACCTAAAACACCTAGATTGACATTACCGATAACCCAACCAAGTGCGATGGCTGCACCGAGGATCATCCATTTATACTTATCGATTTCTTTTAAAGTATCGCTAATTTTATTGCCATTATCTTCCTGTTTATGGCGAATAAGATCGGCACGAATATTGTCAAGTCTTTCGGTAATTCTAACCTCCACTTGATCAATTCGTTCATGTATTTCACGGCTAACTGTAGTAATGCGTGAATGTAATTCTTTTATATCTTCTTGCAAATTATCTTCCGATTTTTCGTGTTGTTCGTGGCGTTGTTCGTGAATGGTTAACATACGAATCATGTTATCATTCATTTCTTGAATCTTTTCTATAGATTCAGATAGTTTCTCGCATACCCTATCAGTTTGTTGAACATCTTTTTCCAACAAACCAACTTTTAATTCGAGAGCATGCATTTTTTCTTCTTCAGGATACATCTTTGTTACACCTTATTGCGGCAATTTGATCGATGAGTGTTTTTAATTCTACCATTCCTTGTTCAATCTTTTCAAGTGCCATTTTAACTTCAATTCTCTCTTGGTGTATATGTTCAATGTATTCTGTTACTGGTTTTGAAATTGTTGGTGGTTGAATTGTGGGATAAGACACAGGATTTATTTTCATAGTTTTGGTGCCTCGCTCTTTTTTGCAAATTTTTCGGATGCAGTAACTCCAAGGCCGGCGATGGCAATATACATCATACCCTCAAACACGTTTGGATCTACCTTTAAATCCCAAATTAAATCTGCAACAAAGGCGATAGCACACAAAATAAATGCGGCGATTGTTACTGCTCTTTTACTGCTGATAAGATCATCTGTACCATCAGATAACATGCTGTGAAACCAATTCACGCCAAAGCACTCACAATTGAAATAGCAGTTGTA